GTATCGCTGTATTTACGAACAGTCAATGTGAATGAACCCCAATCACTACCTGCGACGTGGCCCGCTAGTTTTACATTTTCGACTTGAACCTTGAACATTGTGTTCGTATTAGTACCGTCACTTAGGGTTAGAACTCTGAACAATTCAAATCTTGTTGGAACTGTTGAACCAGACTGCCAAGGAGCAATCTTTTGTGATACGACCCAAGGTGTTGCTGCATTCGTAATTGAGAATGCGCTGTCACCATTAGCCAAATCGGTTGAATAAGCATCCGTGAAGTTCATCGGTTGACCGGAGAACGAAGATGTAGGAAGAGCAGAACCGTAAACTCCCCACGTTTCTTTTTCACTGGAAATTTCCGAAATAGCGTTTTCGTAAACTTTATACAAATACGCCGCTTCAATTTTCTGACCAGATACTTGTGTTGCTGGGTTGCCTGCTACAGGGTCATTACCAAACACGTTGGTAATATAGCTTGTGCTATTACTATCCAATGAGAATTGATAGACACCATAAGGAGTCACGCTGTCGGTGTTTTGGAGTGTGAGGCTGAAATCCAAAGGAATATCAGTTACACCAGCCACAGGAATTGGGTTCGTCAAAGTCATGGATGAACCATAGAAACCCGGAGCCTGCAAGTTTTGAATACCACCAGCTTGAGTGTCTGCCAATACGGCAAGCAATCTAACATCAGCGCCTGATTGAGTTACCCAAGCACCATTTGGTAGAACACATGGGTCAAACGAAGCTGAACCATTGGATGTAAATCCTGTGTATTTACCAAAAGAACCACTTAGAACACCAGAGAGTAGAATCAATGGGAATCCACAAGTTCCAAGATTGACACTCAATGAAGCACTAATCAAAGTTAGTGATGTGTTGAATGGTGCGGCGGCTTGTGTATATGTTACTGAAAGTGGGCTTGTGAATGAAGCTGAGAACGTTCCATTTGCGATAGACGCTGAGAACTGTGATTGTGAAACGTTTGTCAAAATTGTTGACACGTTTGTTGTACCAAGAGTAATCGTTTGTCCAGAGTATAGAATAGAACCACTCGTAGAACTTGGATTAAATGGTGCGGCCACATCCGATGGAGTACCATTGAAAGTAACAGTGAAGGAAGCCGAATTCATTGAAGAAATCGTCTTGCTGCTGGTATTTACGAATGAAATACTTTCACTAAATTGGTTTGCTGCACTACCAGAAAAATAAACGTAAGAACTTCCACTACTAAGAGCACCCGCAGAGGCAGCTCTGTTATATTGACCTTTGACGGCCCAAATAGCGAACGGATAATTCTGTTCGTATCCAGTCAAACCACCAACACGACAAACCGTTACCAGACCACGTTCGGTCAAGTATTCAGCGGCTGTATATGGTCCATAATACACACCATCTGGCAAACCGAATCGGTTTTGCAAGGTATTCACGTTAACAAACGAGATTGGTGCGAAGGCTGGGCCTTGTGCGAATGGAGCAACAACAACGCCGCCGATATCAGCAACACCTGTTGCAACACCTGACTGGTCGTTTTCACGGGTGAATACACCCGGACTTACTATACGGCTATCTGGACTAAATGTTCCGCCTTCTTGAATTGGCATATTATGTTTCCTTAATGGAGTTCATTGAATGACTGATTATAAATATCTCCTAAATATCAAGAAACCAAATTTTTTTACAATTGAGATTAAAGAGAGTTTACCTTTCTTTTCTGATATTTATAAAAGGATGGGAAACCGTCTGAATTGGTTATAGACTGGGAGATGTGTGGTCGGATATAACAATGTTCATTGTTTTTGACTACCACCACCGTTTCTTAAAAGGAAACGCCTTCATAGACCGGTTCTGTGGGGGCGTTTCTCATGTACACCTATGAACCCTCCACCCACGATAAACGTCTTTATCTATCATTACCATCTTATCGTGTTCTAATTCTTCTAATAATTTACGTGTCAAACTTGTGGAAGACCCGCTAATGTTTAATTCATCAATTTTCTTAGGATAAACTGGAAGTTGCGCAAGGATTTGTTTTTTTCTACTATTTCTTTGACGTTTCTTTTCAGAGTCTTTTGCAGATGCATTATGTGTAGTGTTGTGACATTTACCACATAAACATACCAACCCACGAACTTCACCAATGAGAAGAAGATGTTCTTCTCCATGATGTTCGTCTCCTTCTTCGGTGTGATGAACTTGAAGATTTTCTCTACAACCACATACACATTTCCAATTAGTTCGTCTTTTTACTTCAGCAGATATTATCTGCCAGTAGGATGTTTTAAGGAAATAGAAATATTTCAGTTTTAGAATTGTCGTTTTGATTTCTTCCCAGTCAAGGGTTTGTATAACCGAATACATTTTCGCATACGAGCCCGAGCCGGCGTCTTGGTCGGCTTTTAGATATTCAAAAACGAATTCGGTTGGGGTCATAAAACATCCCCATCCCTATTTACGCGGGGATAGTTTTTTTCTCTGAAATAAAGGTTCCTGCTTGTAGGTCCAAAGAACCTTCTCCGTATTTGGTAAGCAACTTGTCAATTAGTTGGTTCTCTTCCTTTTGAAGACCAATCCACTCACCCTCCAATTTTACTTCGGATTCTTCTGCATTTTTCAAACCATTTTTAGCTTGAAATTTTTGAAGAGCGGTCTGTCCAAGACGGAAGACTGTTGATTGCATTTTTTCTTGCAAAACACGAATCTCTGCAAGTTCACTGTCTGTCATTTTTATTTGTTCACTCATAACTTTTCCTTTTTATTAGAAGATAAATACTCTTCTACGAGCCGTAACTGTAACAGCTTCGTCATAAATTTCTACAAATGGAACTATACTACCACCTTCTACGGTTCTCACCTGAAAATCTTTTTCTTCCGGCAATGCAAAACTAACTACTACCGTTGGTACAATAATATTTCTATAATCCCAAATATCAAAATCATTTATCATGTTGTTATAATTCTATCAAACAACGCCGGTCTTAATACCGTCCCATCAGGATACCCTATAGTTGGATAATAAGTATTATTGTTCCAAAGTTCCACCCAAAGCGAGCCGGTGCCTGTAGGCGTTACTGAGAGTGGTCCTATAGTTGTCCAACCCGTTCCGTCAGCAGCACTTGCGGATATATCAAAAAACAAACCAACATCAGGATTTGCTTTTACAACCATTGATGGTCTATTCGACCCTGTTGAATTTTGATTGGCCTGTACAGAAACCGTTTTCATAGACCCATTCACAACCCAACGAAATCTCCACATACCCGGATAATCTAATTGTAATGATGGCGCAGTAGGACTTCCCTCCGTGGTATTTTTTCCTACACCTATCTGCATCTGTCTTGTGGAAGTTCCACCACTATCTATATTTGAATTATCAGCATTATAAGAAATGCCTCTTCCATATCCATAACTTCCTCTTTGTTGTATTGCAACATAAGCACCAATTATTCCAATAGACGACGATTCACCGCCTCGATTTTTAATAAATGACAATCCAACTAGACTTGAAGATTCAGCAACCATATTTTTTACAGCTCTAGGTGCAAAAAATCTTCCTGATTGATTTCCTCTAATAAATGAACCGCTAATAGGCATATTTTAATTTGTGCTTAATGTATCACTTGTCTCTATTACATACATAGCACTATTCGGTGTAGTTTTAACAACTCTAAAAGTTTTTCCATTAAAATCTAAAGCACCGTCAAATGTTTGACCATCAGAAAAATTTGCAATAGGATGTAATACTTGATAAAACCCACGAAGTTGTCCTCGTATAACAGAAGTCGAATTTTCAACCACCCACACAGGACTCAAATAAAGGGCATTGTCAGTTGTATTTGGCATAGGAATACCACCCAAAAATGCAGTAGAACTTCCTTTTATACCATCGCCATGTTTACCAATAGTTATACTTGTTCCTATTCCTGTTGTAGATCTAGGCATAAAACATCCACCAACAGCAGTGACCAATACTGATAAGAAATCGAATCCATCATTTGCAGCCGCAGAAGTATTTTCACCATTTCTTCCCATGATAATACATCTGTATGGGTCTGAACTGCCTGTTCCTTTGAATGAATAAATATCACCAAATCCAAATCCATAATATGTTGCGGCGGTATCACCCGTAGCGATTAAACTATAAAACGAACTTGAATCTGCAAAAACAATCCACTGTCTCAATGAACTTGAATCATTTGTAAGACTTTTTCTAACAACGACGTGACCTGTGGTTAATAATTGTGCAGGTGTAGGGAATTGTCCTGACCCGCTACCAATTGAATTGGATACAGAAGATGACAGACTTGCCAAAGATTCCCATCCTGTTGCCCAAGCTTCTTTATACAAAGCCGTTGCATTTTGACCATTATCATTTACAAATAAATACATTCCTGAACCTGATGGTTGTTGCCATGCACCAATCGAATCAGGAAAAGTTCCGGCGCTGCCGGTATTTGTAAATGGTTTTAACCATCCAGCTCCAACTTTTGAACCATATCCATTTACTAAACAAGAATCCAATAATGCAATAAAACTTCCTGTCGTTCCATAAAAGGAAGGCGCTCCTGAATCGCTTGACCTGTATATTGTAAATGCCATATATTAGTTTTTGTCCACCGTTGGTGTTGTTTCTATTGCCCAAAAAGACCCAACAACGGTTTGACGAATTATTTGAAACCCTTTTCCAGCATATTCACCAGACCCGCTTATTATTTGTCCATCTACAAAGCTAGTAAGTGGATGTAATACTTGATATAATCCTCTTAATTTACCTCTTAATGTAATTGAATTTGCCGGTTCCATCACATATAATGGACTCATATAAAATGAATTGTCTGATGAATTTGGACATACTATATTACCATTAATTGGACTTGCCGTCGGCGTCGGGCTTATCCAAGGATTAGGATCACACGATGCTATATCTCCCCTTTTAGTATAGTTTAAACTTGTTCCACCGCCATATCCTGTTCTGGCTATGTAATGGCCGGGTTGTGCAGTGGTTACAAAATTACCTACACCAAAACTTGAACCGGGAGGTATTATGTCCGTGTAATCATATGCTGTACCATTATTAGAATTTTGTCCTCTACCAATAGTATCAAAACTCGCCCTACCATAAATTGAACATTTCCAAATATCCGATGCTCCCGCATATGAAAAGATATCACCAAACATCCAATGATAATAACGTCCGGCAGCATCTCCCGTAGCTATCCACATATACATTGTAGTATCGTCGGCAAAAATTATCCAATATCTAGGATTGGAACTGGCGGAGTCAAAAGTTAAACTTTTTCTAACTATAACATATCCAAATGTATTTTGTTGTGTTGGTAGTGGAAATTGTCCAAGTCCAATTCCAACGCTTCCAGACCTATCTCCACCAAGTAATTGTGATGGTGTACATGTGGAGCCAGAAAAAGTTAATGTTTCCCATCCTGTTATAGTAGCTTCTCGGTTTCCCACTGTAACGTTTACACCAAAATCATTAACAAATAATGACATTGATGACCCGCCGCCTTGTCTGTAACAACCATAGGCTGCGCTGCCTGTGGCACTAGAACTAATACTAGCAGAATTTTGAAATGGTTTAGTCCAACCTGCCGGTGCTTTGAAAGACGAACCCGTTCCATATCCTGCTACTAAAACGTAATCCAAAATATTTATAAGAGAGCCCGTATTTCCATAAATAGGACCCGGCCCTTGTGGGTCATTCGCCGAATAAAATTTAAATTGTGATGTTGGCATAATTTAATTTGTTTCTACAGTGTTGGATACTTCCAATCCCCAAAATCCACCACTATTTCCTCCAACTGTAATAACCATAAAAGTTTTTCCTGCATATGTGCCAGACCCATCAAGTTTTTGACCTACTGTAAAAGTGGTTGCGGGATGACAAATCTGATACAACCCTCTATATCTACCTCTTATATTAATAGAAGGTGGTTCTACTACCCATAAAGGAGAAATGTAATACGAACCATCATATGCATTTGGGGATGCCATAATTCCATCAATTATACTTGCTTGATTTGATGTTGCAGAAACTCCTGACGTAGATGATAACCCTTGATCGCCTTTAACGGCGTTAAACACACTTCCTCCTGTTCCTGATGCATTAGCCGCAAGATAATGTCCATTCAGTCCCACGGTTAAAGAATTTATATTGCTTTGTCTTCCTGCGTCCTGTGAACCGGCACTCATTGTATCACACCAATTATTTGCCGCGCCGGTGGCATGTCCACCATAAATAAAACATCGCCATAAATCTGTTGGTCCTTTTAATGAATAAAACTCACCAAATCCAAAGTGCCAATATCTTGAACCATTGTCGCCGGTTTGAATCCACATATACATTGTACTGGCATCAGCCGCAAGAATCCATTGTCTAGCAACGGAACTAGCGGTTACACTTTTTCTAATTACAAGATGTCCAAATGTTAGTAATTGTATAGGTGTAGGGAACTGTCCATAGCCTGTTCCCACAGAGCCAGTATTCAATATTCCAGCAGGAGGAATACTAGAACTTAAATATTGCCAACCTACAAGACTTGCTTCAGTAGCCGTAAGTCCAGTAGTAGGTGCGCTATCATTTACAAACATTGAAAACTGAGAACCAGATGCTTGTTTAAATCCACCAGCAGTACTAGCTGAGTCGGGACAAGGTTTACTCCATCCTGCTGCGGGTTTAAAATAAGACCCTGTTCCATATCCATTAATCAAACATGCGTTTAATATTCTTAATAAAGACCCTGTTAATCCATTGCAAGCACCCGGACCGTCACGGTCTTCTGAGGTATAAATTGTAAATGATGACGTTGTAGGCATAAAACTTAATTAGTTTCTACTGTATTTGAGGTTTCTAACAACCAAAGTCCAAGACCGTCAGTTGTCGGTTTAATTACCATCAACGTTTTTCCAGAATAATCACCACCCGCGGTGATATTTTGTCCATCAGTAAAATTAGCAATTGGATGATTAATTTGATATATTCCTCTCATTCTTCCACGATAACATATACCACTTGGTTCTATTATTTGTAATGGTGTGATGTATATTGAATTATCTGACCCGTTCGGTGTTTGCAACACTCCCGTCATAGATGTGGTATCTGCTGTTGTCTGGTCCACCGCGCTCGAAGTGGTTGGATCTCCTTTTTTAGTTATTCCGGTGCTTCCTCCTGTTCCTGACATACTTCTAGCTATCCAACATCCGGGCTGTGCGGTACCTATACTGGTTCCACCAACACTGCCAGCACCAATGGACGCACCAGTAGCAATCAAACCAGTCATATCGTTGTTAAGAGTTACACTAGTATTTTCCGTAAAACGACCCATTACTAAACACCTGTATATGTCATTTGTGCCTCTTAATGAAAAGATATCACCAAACATTCCATGATAATATGCCGTGGTATCCAATGTAAGTACCCAAAGATACATTGTGCTAGAATCGGCTGCAATAATCCATTGTCTAGGGGTTGTATCAGCAGCAGAAGATTTTCTCCAAACAACGTGTCCACTATTTAATTGTTGACCGGGAAATGGAAATTGTCCAAATCCAAATCCATTGCCATAAGAACCTGAATAAACAAATCCTGAACCACTTGTTGGATTTGTTAAACTTGTTATAAGTTCAAATCCACAAATCCAAGCTTCTTTTCCCAAAGAAGTAGCATTTGCTCCTGCATCATTTACAAACAAAGATAATTTAGACCCCGATGCTTGTTTATAGGCAGCCAATAATGACGGCCCGTTAAGAGTTCCAGATACGTTTGTTAATGGTTTACTCCAACCGGCTCCCTGTTTAAAATACGACCCGGTTCCATATCCACCGACCAATACATAATCAAGGACGTTTATCAAAGACCCTGTAGCACCGTTCATTGGACCCGGTCCTTGTGGGTCAGATGAAGTGTAAATTGTAAATTGTGATGATGGCATATTATCTTATCTTTTGGTTATACATATTCTGTTATAAAAAGTTTTAGATTTTTTATTTTCATTAAGCATTGGATAATTCTGCAATAACCGTCCAATTTTGTGCAGTTCCTAGAGTTGTTACATTGAATCTCAATTTATCTCCGCTTACGGTAGTTGTAAAGGTTCCTGTCGCATAATTTTCATAAGAACTACTAGGCAATGAAACCGAACCAATCAACGAAGCAGAAAAAGCACCCACAACCGATGATTTTTCTATATTGATGGATGATGTAATGGATTCTACGGATTGTGCTCTAATAGACAATCGTTTTACACTCCATGATATTACAGTGTTATTTTGTGGATTAAACGGAACTATAACTTCCGCCGCGTCGCCGCCGGTTGTGGTTGGTGAAAATGCTGAACATAATACCACAGACCTACCAATAGGCACCCAAGAAGCCGTAACTGCATAACTTGATGAAAGTGCTACTGATGAGAATGATGAACTAATTGACCGTGAAGCGAACGATGCTGACGTGGCCCAGAATGATTCTGAGGCAAATGATGCTGATATAGCATAGTCACTCGGAACTGGTGGTGCCCACGATGCGCTGATGGATTGACTTGCAAACGAAGCACTTATTGCAAATGATGCAAATAATGAAGCCGACGCCCAAGAAGCAGATATTGATGATGTAGCTATAAAAGCTAATTGAGCAAAAGAAGCATAACTTGCACTTACAGCTTGAAGAACATTCAAAGTATTCAATGCCCATGACGCCGTTCCAAATAAACTCGAAGAAACCGCTGGAACAGTTATAGCATCCGTTGCTGGATTATATGTAAGATTACTTCCACTATCAATATAAAGTCTCTGAAATCCACTACCAGTTACAAATGGAATGTAGTAAATGCTAGAACCTGTTGCTAAATTGATATTTACAAACAATGACATGGAAGAGTTTACGGCCCATGATGCAGACATTGATTGTGTAATAGATGGCAAGAAATAATTGGCCGCGTAAGACCACGACATGTTTTGAAACACTGTTGTTTCATCAGCAAGTGCTTGAACACCTAAATCAAGAATTGATGCGGATTGAATTCTATTTGTTGCAATACTTCCCGTCGAAGTAAATCCACCATACAACAACAGTTTACTTCCTGATACAATAGCTACTTGTGAATGGTCATTAAATGAGTTACTAAACAGTGTACTTGCATATCCACCCGGATTACTTATTTGTGCTCTATTGATTTTTGAAGAAATTATACTTCCGTTATATCCACCAAAATTGTAGTAATAATTTCCAATTACAACACCACTGTTGTTTATGTAAGCACATCCCGGATTAATACCAATATTAGCCACACCCCACGCTGACGGATTTTGAACGGATGATGTATAAACCGATGTATTTACGTTATTGAATCCAGACCCGTTAAACCCACCAAACGCACAAATTTTATCACCAAGAACGGCGGCATTACCTGCAATCGTTGACTGATATCCTCCACCACCAAACCAAGTTACAGGAACAATAGACCATGATAAAGGATTACTAGCCGTAGCATACAACGACGCTGAAAATACTGCACTTCCCGAAGAAGTAAGACCACCGAAAATCCACAATTCTTGATTGTCATTAATAACAACCGTGTTATGATTACTTAGATTAAATGGCAACGAACCGGTAGCAACCCAAGTAGTAGGATCATCTAAAGATGCGGTTTGAATTGAAGATGTTGGAGTTCCTACGTTATCAATAGCACCACCGAAAAGATAAAGACTATTACCCAAACGAATACAATTGGTTTGTAAAACTGGTATAGGTAAAGTTTTGCCTGTAGCTACGGTAATTTGACCACCATCACCGACTGATGAAGTCCAAATTGTACCAAGTGCCGCTGCGCCACTATAACCACCAAAAACATACACCGTTCCACTCACCATTGCACCAGCCGCACCATAAAAAGTTGATGATGCGGTTCTAGCGGTAGCACCCAATCGTGATTCCGAAAGTTGAAGTTGATACCAACCCGGAATAGGCCAAGTAATCGTAGTATTGTTGGAAAATGATGCGCTAGTAGAATAACTTGATGTAATATTCCATACACCCGAACCTGTAACTACCGTCAATCTTCCATTGGTTGTAGTAACAACAACCGAACCAGAAGGCATCGTTATATCATTTATAGCAAATTCTTTTCTAGCTGTACCTGTATTAATTGTACAAAACCACTTATCAGTATTGAATTCTACAACACCTGCTTCTGGAACAGTTAATAGAGTACTTGAATCCCACTTCATCTGACCTCTTGTTGCAGTTCCATCGCCACCCGCCAAATGTAATAAAGCAGTAGGAGTATCACTAACAACGTTTTGTCCAATTCTAATACCACCAATGGTTATTTTTGCTTTTGTCGAACCAACATCCGTATCACCATTTACAAGAAAATAATGACCAGCACTTACAGCATTAGCATATGAAACATATACTACTTGTTTTAGATAATCGGTTCTCCATCTACCAGCCAAACTGTTTGAACCGCTGATGATGGATGTGATATGTGTTTGACCAGTAAGACTTGGATTAACCAATGTTATATGGTCTGTTGCTGTAGTAAAGGCATTTGTATTACTTAAAAATATGGTTAAACTGCCTGATGGGGCTATAGTTCCAAGACCCACTTTACTTCCTGTTTCATACAAAGAACTTGTATCCGACAATGAACCACTTGTAACCCACGTTGTAAAATACTTTGGTGTACCCGGTCCTATAGCTATTAAAGCATAAGAAGCCGTCACAGCATAACTTGAACTTAAAGATTGACTGGCCCAAGAGGATGATATTGAAAACGCCGTTACACCTGATGGAGGCGCCCATGATGCGGATGTAGAATTATACGCCCAACTAGCTGTACCAAAATATAGACCACTACTACTGACAAAAGCAACGGTATCAGATGTAAAATTTTTCCAAGATTGAATTGTACTAGAATCTAAAACATAAGGAGCAACGTTTATGTATTGGTGGTCAAGTGGTAAACTTGAAGTTAGTGCATATTTCCAAGCCAAATAACCTTCCATTTTACGTTGTTCATCAGAACTAATGTTTTGGTTCGTAATAATGATTTCAGCAATTTCTCCACTAAATGGTTGCCCGAAGTTAGGTTCAAATCCAACAAACAAATCACGAAGATCCATGTCATTTGAACCATTAACAACACCAGAACTTGTAGCAGCATTATTTATGTAAACGGTTAGAATTGAATTATTAGAATTAACATTACCGTTGACAATATACCAAGAACGAGAAATATTTGCCAAAGCATTTATGTCATAAGTTGTAGTTCCTGATTCATTATACATATTCCATTCAGGAACACCACTGAAAATTCTTGGTCCTAATGTAAAATCTCTGGAATTACCAGAATGTCCATTAGCAATCACGGTGCCGTTTGAAAAAGCTGACGGTGAAACTGGAAATGTTTGTGGCTTGACTACAGCAAATACACACAACGATGATTGAGATATTGATGTACTTCCTGATATAGCACTCAACCTATCATTTGTACCATCAAAGTGAACAACACTGTGTCCGTTGATTGATGATGTGTATAAAGCCGGTTGATTACCAGCCGTAGATTGAGTAAAGTAATTTCCATAAGAACCTGTATCAGGCCATAGAGATACGGATGAACTTTGTGACCCTGTTATATCATCACCACGCAACCATACTCTCATTGGAACGGTTGCGTAAAACGGACTCCAAAGAATGTTACTAGATGATGAAAATGCTTTGACAGTCAATGTTGCATCTATTTGTGACCCTGTAGCACGAATGCCTACGCCTACTCCTGTATCAAATACAGAACTGGTTTCAGTAAGACTGTTATTCTGCCATTTTGGAAGATAGTTGTTAGTTCCAACAATTCCAAAGGTAGGTGCCCATGATGCACTCAATGAAAAACTTGCCCACGAAGCAGATTCAGCAAAGCTATTAAACTGTGGTGGCGACCAAGAAGCACTTATTGCAAATGATGCACTTAAAGAACGTGATGCCCAAGAGGCTGAATCAGCAGCGAACGATTTACTAGCAAATGATGATGTTACTGATATAAAAGATTTACTAGCAAATGACGCGGTGGTAGCCCAAAAAGACTCTGAGGCCCAAGATGCTGATACAGCAAAATCACTTGGTATTGGCGGCGCCCACGATGCACTAATTGATACAGAAGCAAAAGACGCAGATGTAGAAAAGAATGACCGTGAAGCAAAAGATGCCGATGTGGCAACAAATGATGCGCTTGCCCAAGATGCGGAAAGAGCATTAGGATTTACATTCAATGAGAAAGATGCAGTAATAGCGAAACTTGAACTCAACGATTGACTTGCCCAAGATGCAGATACAGCATTAGGATTCAAATTGGTGGCGAAAGAAGCCGTCAATGCAAATGATGACGTTAAAGAATTGCTTGAACTTAATGATTGACTTGCCCATGATGCTGTATCGGCAGAAAAAGATTTACTAGCCCACGATGCAGAACGTGCAAATAACGATGATGATGCAAAGGATGCCGATGAGGCCCAGAACGATTCTGAGGCCCAAGAAGCTGATATAGCATAGTCACTTGGGAGTGGTGGTGCCCAACTTGCAGATACGGCCTGATAAGCATTTACCGCACTTGAGGCGGTCAAAGCATATGAAGATGATATAGCTTGACTCGAACTCAACGATTGACTTGCCCAAGATGCAGAGGTTGATGAGCCTGCTGAGCCGGGTGCCCACGAAGCACTAATAGCAAAAGAAGATGTGGCGTATAGTATTCCACTACCACTAAAGAATCCTACAACATTTCTGTTTATATCTTTCCATACTTGAATATTGCCGCCACCAAGAGGTATAGGCATGGATGTTTTATAGGTATGTGCTGTAGGCAAACTTTGCACCAATCCATACTTCCAAGCCAAATATCCTTCAACCCTTGATTGGTCGCCAGCTGATATGGATGAAGTTATGATAATGATTTCAGCTATATCACCATTAAACGGTTGATTAGATGAAGATTCCCAACCAATACACAAATCTTTCAAATCTAAGTTTGTAGATTGGGCTGATACTCCTGAACCAGAAGCAGAACCGCTCAAATAAATTGTTGTTGAACTTGCACCGCCATTTACAATTACGGTATTGATATACCATTCACCTGTTTTAGCGTTGTATGGATTAATGGGAGTTTCCGTATCAAAACTTGAAACTGCATCTTCGGTGTGAAGAGTCCAAGTAAATCTTGAAGTTCCACCATCAAAACGTTCACCAACTACAATGTCTCTATTATTACCAACGTGACTATTACCAAAAATTGTTCCTACATTTGCGTTTGTAACAGTAGGAGCATAAGACGTTACCTTGGCTACCACGAACGCTGTCAATGCACTACAACTTACAGAAGTAGGAACAAGACAACGCATCTGGTCATTTGTTCCGTCAAATCTAACGGCGGGATAACCATTAAGAACATTGTAAACCAACACCGGCCTTGAAGTAGCAGCAGACGCGGTAGCATGGTTTAAGTTTGGTGTGGAATCGGGCCATAAGTTTAAAAGACTGGCAGAAATGTCTGTAATAGCATCAGCTCTATACCACAATCTAGGACTATCACTACCCAAAAGCGTAGGCGTCCATAAAACATTTGAATTACTTACTTCTGTAATTGTAAATGTATCATTCGCTATAGGATTTGGTGTATTTATGCCTACATTGTCATCGTTTACATAAATCAAACTGCCAGTAGTAGGCACATTATTCCACCAATACCCTACGTAATTGTTACTTCCCACCAAATTAGAACCTCCGCCGCCGCCATTTAAAGCGTGAGAGGCTGTCACGGAAAAATATGAATTTTGAGCAAAGCTAGCAGAAATTGGAGTTTGTTGCCAAAATGCGTTGTTTGTTCCACCAATTAGAGTGTATTCTTTACTGTCATTTGTAACCCAAACTCTCAATCCAAGGTATCTATCACCAAGAGGAATTGCATCACGAGCCGTAGTATCTACCACAACCGTTCTTTGGTCAACTGGCAAAGGATTGTCGGTTGTTATAAAGAAAGATGTACTAAGTGATTGACTAGCCCAAGATGCTGATATTGCTGCATTAGCGAATGTGGTTGGTGGTGGATAAAGAGTATAAAAAGACGCAGATTTATCGGCATTTAAATTTCCCGAAGCATCAATATGAAGAATTACTTCGGATGCCGAAATGTGAGTTTCACCATAATACGTATTTGTGGCATCACGTTGTAAAATTACAACATCTTTCGGCTGTGGATTTGTATTAGTAATCGGCATCTATTTACCTTTATTGTCCCCTATAAATATAGGAACATTAAGATTTATGGTTAGATAGAGCCAGATGTATTCAAAGGATTTCCTAATACAACTGGTGTCGCTGGTATTATTTCATCCGCCGGCAAGTTTGGATATCGTTGACTTCTCCATTTTTCTCTATTTTTATCCAACGCATTAAGGTCAAATGAAGACGCAACAACTTCTGTTCCCATAACTATTTTCTTTGGACTAAACCATTTCTGAGTGGTCATTTTACCGTCAGCAAGATTGTAATTCATGTCAGGCAATAAATAACCGTTAACCATCAAGTCAAACTCCGTTTTAACCATTCTATCTTGTTCTACTTGAAGTTCTATCGTGTGAGAAAAAGACTCAATCTTAGTTCTAAACCTAAGACCTCTGGCATTTCCCCAATAATCTTCCGTTTCAAAATTAAATCGTTCTATTATAGTGTTCATCTGTTCTACATATTCCGTCCATACGATGAAATGATATGTGAACAACATATGGTCAGGCATAACTACATCATAAACTTCACGAACAGGAATATTTTGACCAACTAAATTACTAAATCTTGTGTAACGATTCTTTTCGGAATATTGTCTCATTACAGGATAATTCAAATAACGATTGAACATCAACATAGTTGCATCTTTTTCTGATGAAGTTCTTTGAAATACTATGGCAGGTAAAATCAATTTACCATTATAATCACGAATAACACCATCACTTTGTATAGATTTCCATTTTTCTGGAGAAGCATAATATGATGGAACGATGATTTTATTTCCTTCGTCTATTACAGTAAATTGAAGTTTTTCCAACTGCGTCATTATGGCAGTGTCAATATCAAGCAATGTAACCGTATTGTTTTTATTTTTGTCGGTGTCACGACGCACCTGTTCAGCACGATTAACATTAGCCTTCTTCTCACTGAGATTATCCGACTGTTGTACAACCGTCTGACTTAAATCGGTTTTTACATTTCCGATATTAGGAACTGGATTTTTTGGGTCGCCTGTCCATGCCATATGTTTTACTTTTTATACACCAGCGAACCTTCATATTCTGGATGTTCAACAAATCCATTCTTCTTGTAGAAGTTGATTTGTTCTTCGGTGTTACCGTCGTATCCACCCGGTTCAACTAAAATATTTGCGTCAGCGTCTTGTTTAAGAACTTCCGCCACAGCTTTTTGTAATAGATAACTTCCAATGCCTTGCCCCCTAGAATTTCTATCACCAACCAATGCTCTTGCCACCCACCACCTATTACCGTCAATCCTATCTATACTTACAACCGAATTTCTTGTGGGACCAAGACCCAATCTATGCATAATAGATACACTTTGAGAGGTAGATAATACAGTTATATCTTTTTCTTCAATTGTTTCAAAAATTAACTGTTTAAGTTTAATCATGTTCCCCAATTTGCTAGAGCATTTTTCAATTCGTTACTATTCATTGGTTCAAATTCATCGCCTTGTATATGTGCATACCATTGACCATGTTCATCATTATAATAAATTGAATCATCCATTCTTTTTTTATTGGCCAACATCCACGTATTTTTTGCATTAAGCGGCGACATTCCAACGACTGATATTCCAGTACCTCCATGATGAATTGATACAATATCTTTTGGGTCTTCGTTGCGTTTCATGGCTGTAGCACTAAGATAATGAAGAACTCTAATAACATCATCTGGAGTACCTGATTTTGAATGCCAACGATACGTAGGGATTCTTGCTTCTATTAAAGTCTTTAGTTTAATCATACTTGTCTTTCTACAAGACTCAATTTACTCAATCTTGCGTAATGAGTGTTTACAATTATTGAAAGAGATTTATCAGAAATACCTCCAAGAAATTGTTCTTGAACTACATTATCAATCTCATGATATCGTTTATTAAATTCTACGATATCACCAACCTCCGGATACAAATTGACAAGTTTCAAGTTATCTTCTCTAAATTTGAATACAACAGTTTGATTTCTGTCTGGACCAAATTCATCAAAGTTAGTATCAATATCAGCGCGGTCAATAAGACAGGTGCATTCAACTCCGGGATAAAATACTTTACCAGATTTTGGGTCTGATTCACCATAAATATTGATTCTGGTTTGGTCTGCACAAATCTTATAGATAAAGACTTCTGTTTGAATGATATCGCCCATCAACTCTGCATTTATGGAGTTGATGAACTTTACATCCCTATCTGAAAAATATCTTCCTAGTTTTCCCATAAAATTATCGGTCAAAGTCTCTATCATCATCCCTATCTTCGTCATAATCTGGCTCAGCATCAAAATCAATGGAATTCAATATTTTATCTTCTATATCAGATTGATTTTTGTTCACATACTGTTCTACATAGACTCGCAAAGGTAATAGTTGTTCTGGTGTCAATTTGGCTACATCCCACTCTACTTCTTGTCCCCTTTCATCTGTGACTTTCATTGAAACAGGATATTGTTCAATAATATCTACCGATGCTCCCTCTCCCGGATAACAATTCTCAGGCGGTCCATAAGTTTTTCCCTCACAACCACCATCAGCTTCATATCCAATGGTTATATTGATTAATACATAATCACCCATATTTACAATGCCCGGAATTGCTAAGTCATCTACTTCAATTTCGTAGTCTTCGTATTCACCACTAGCACCACTTTGTCTTTTACGAATTTCTTGTACAATTTCTTTTATTAGTGATTTTTTTCTTTTCATATTATCCTATGTAAATGAATAATGGAACCCGTTTCAATGTTTCCATCATTTGTTCTGATTGTAAGGCTTGATTTTCCATTTGTTGTTTTTGACTTGTAGCTAGAAGCGATTCTCTGAGTTGTGTAATCAAATCGGTTTTTTCTTGTTGGGCTTCGCTTCTTAATTCTGCACCATCCAAAGTAACATCACCACCCGGGATAGGAAGAGTTTGATACTTTTGACGAATAGCACCAAGAAGTTCCTTACATACAGCCAAGAAATATTTACGAATCCATTGCCTACCAACAGAGTTTAATGTATTGTAAACAACGTTATTATAGGGAATGTTAGCATAGTCAGCAACGTAACTACCTGTGTAGTGTGGGTCGCCGCCTGAGTTCAATGAACCACTTAATCTATCTTCCCTCAACATATAGTCAAAATAAACATTAAATCCATACGTTGGAATTGGAAACAATTTCAATTTGTTATTTACCAACTCAAATGAATATGCGCTTTTACGAACCATGTCATTAAACTCAATTGCTTGCATACGAAGCAAATCTTCAAAAATCGGAGTCATGAGAAATTGAACCGCAGGAGAATATGCACCAAATCCTAATTCATTCAATACATTTGAATAACTCATACCCGTCATAGAAAAGGGGTCATAGACACGGGCGGAAGCAGGAGCCCGTTCATGGAATATCCTCATTACTTCAATTCTATTACAATTTTCCACTTTATCCCCCCACAAAGCTTGTAAATCATACGTTTGTTGATGAGGATACGTCGTAATGAAACCTTTTTTCCAATCTGCATATCCACCAACACCAACTTCTCTACCATATCCCTTGGCAAGTTCTATTATGTATGGTAGTGTAGTTCCGGTTACGGCTTTACCTGTAAGATTTCCCAATGCTGTAACTTTTTGTCCTTGAAATACTTGAAGGTAATTTTGAATATTCATCTGATTGACTTGAGCTGAATATTCATTTACCGATTCTTCATAGGCAGCATAGAAATTTACATCTAAAAGTTCAATGTCAATGACAGGATACCCAAGTCTGTATGCAGCCCAAATGGCCGCCGCTTGTGCATCGGCCTGAAACATGAAATCGTTGTCGTAAAAGCCGAATGGCGTTTTACCTACCACCGACGAACCGCTGCCGGGCCATCTTACACGGTCTTGGTCAACTAAAGTAGTTGGATTGGTTATTGGTTGTGTTACGTCGCTCATAAAAATCACATGTATCTATCTGAATAAATATAGAAACTGATAGTGTTTATGCTTATATTTATGTCCATGATTAGCCTTAAAAGAATTATAAATGAAATTATGGAAGCATTACCTCCGATACCTCCTGCACCGCCGGCTATAATACAACAAGTTCCTTCCGTCAACACAAATGCTATTGCCGATGCTATTTATGTGGCAGAAGGCGGTAAGAAAACAAGGTTTCCATACGGAATATCTTTGAAAAAGTCAGGAATTCAAACGGCAGATGAAGCCGACGCTAGAAAAATTTGTCTAAATACGATATCACACGCACTTAATGATTGGAGGGTTAGTGGTTCAAAAGGAAACTTCATAGATTTTTTATCACTGAGGTATTGTCATGAAAATCATAAGAACTGGGCAAAAATGGTAAAATCCATCATGATAAAACAGAAAAAAGAAAAAGAAGCCAAGAAGTAATATGTTAAAGGAAACCGAAAAAAAGATAAAACTCGGACTTAAGAAATTACAAGCCATCACAGGATTTGTAAACGATTCTTTTGATATAATAGCATCCGATGAACTTTCTCGTCACGATGATGTTTTGAGTCGTGGTCAGGGTTATGGTATTACTGCCAATGATAATAGATGGCGTTATCATTATGACGATGAGATTGTAAGATGGTGGGAACTCATCCCATCTGAAAAACAGAGATTTGTAGTTGAAGAATTCCTAAAATACCAGTATAATGTTAAGGTGAAACGCCATGTTTTATACGGACAGTCACAACCGGAAGACTTTGGCGGAAACAAACTTATGGAAGAAATTAAACAGTTGATTAAAGAAGGCGTCAAAGAAAAAGCGTTGGAAGACTTTATCAGTAAGACTATTCGGGGAACTGAATGGCACGGTAAGGTATTCATCGCCGGTGGATATGTCCGTGATGAGTTCATGGGCAAAGACCCAAAAGACCTTGACTTGTTGGTAAACGCTCCAAATGGCGGAATCGAATTTGCCAAGTGGATTACCAAAAAAGTAGGAGCTTACAGAGGCGGGGCTAACGAAGAAGACCCCGGCTCTAATCCTGTAATCTTCCCAAGATTTGGCACAGCGAAGTTTAATCTTCGTGGTGTTGTTCACAATGGTATTGACTTATCCGATATGGATATTGAGTCTGTAATGCCACGTAAAGAGGAATACACAGCAGGTTCAAGAAAGCCTACCGTAACAGGTGGAGAATTGAAAGATGACGTTGAACGTAGAGACTTTACCGTTAATAGTCTATTGAAAGACTTATCAACGGGAGAAATCCTAGACCTTACAGGAATGGGCAAGGCTGACATTCAAGCTGGAATCGTCAGAACCCCTCTCAATCCTGACAAAATTTTCACGGATGACCCACTTCGTATGTTGCGAGCAATTCGATTTGCTGTCAAATACAATTGGAAACTTCCAATGTTTATGTTGAGGGGATTGAAGAAGAATGCTAATCAACTTCCAAACATTTCTCAGGAAAGAATTCGTGATGAATTGAATAAGATGTTGGTTACAGGCCATCCATCAAAGGCAATCAAAATGATGAAGGTTACAGGTTTGTTACCATTTGTCATTCCAGAACTTTTGCCTGCCGTCAAGATGGTTCAGAACAAATATCACAAAGCTGATGTGTTTCAACACACTCTTGATGTTCTTGGTAAAACCGAACCTGTATTGGTTCAACGTTTGATGGGATTGTTTCATGATATCGGCAAGACGGTTACACGTTCTGTTGAACCTGAGACAGGCGGCGTTCATTTCTACGGTCATGAAATGGAAGGTGAGAAAATGGTTGAAGAAATCATGGCTCGTCTAAAATACCCAAGAGAATTGATTGACGCCGTTAAGTTGGGCGTTCGTAACCATATGCGTCTAAAGCAGGCAGGTGATGTTGGAATTAAACTAAAAGACAAGACTCTGTTGAAGTTTCGTAATGAAATGGGCGAACAGTTGGAAAACGTCTTGAACTTGATGCATGCTGATAACATTGCTCACGCCGAAGCGTCATCTATGCCACATCAGATTGCTGGTATTCGTAAACGTTTGGAGACATTGAAAGATGTTCCTACCAAACCGAAGATGCCTATTTCTGGCTTTGACCTACAAAAAATGGGATTGAAACCCGGACCACTGTTCAAGGAAATCATTACTGCGGTTACTGATGCTTGGTATGAAAATCCCGGATTAACAAGAGAAGAAGCTTTGGACATTGCTAAAAAAGTAGCAAATATATCATGATTAATCTCAAATCCATAGTTTTAGAAAATACTCGTATCAATACCTTTAAAAAGGAATTGACCGACCTTATTAAACGGTGGCGTAAATCGCCGGAAGGTGGGTATGATAAAAAACATCTGATGGATTTAATCAAACTAGCTTTAATAGAAATAGAAAAAGAAAAACACAAATCTCCATCACAAAGAGAATACGAACAAGACAAAGAAGAGTTCTTTAATCATCACTACACAGGATTTATTGGGTCTGATGCGTATAAGAATTATGAGAAGGAAGGTGGATTGTCTTGGTTGGGAAGTAAATCTAAATACCCAAAACTTTTAGATAGGGGAACATACGGAAATTATGAAGTTGAGTTTAGACAAACAGGAGAAAAAAACCAATATACTCAACACGATGCTAATGGTGAAATCGTTCGATACCCAAATGGAGATATAGGATACATGACTCCGGACGAAATTAAAAAAGCAAACCTGCCAGAATATAATACTAGCATTGTAGCTTTTGTTGGTGATAAACCAATTGGTTTTGCTGGTGATGAGTTTGGAGCTGTTGGAGTGTGGGTTGAAGGTCCATATCAAAAATTGGGAATAGGCACAGATTTGTTGGATAAACATATTGAACAAAGACCAACGGTAAAAAGTGGCAGGGGAAAAATAGGTCAGATGACTAATAAAGGTATTTCCATGACCAAAAAATATTACGATTTGATGGCAAAAAGACATGGAGTAAATTGGTTTCAAAAACTAAAACAAAAACAACAAAATATAAAGGAAAGTTTTGAAGACCGAACGCCACTCCAAATTGATACGGAGAAGTTTAGGAAATCCTTAATTCAAAAATATCCACAGTTGGAGGATTTGTATTTTTACATTTCTGCTGACCGTTCATTATATCTAAGTTCTATTAGAGTTAAATTAGAAGACCGACATATGGGAGTCGGAGGGTCAGTAATAAGAGACATTAAGAAATTTGCAGATGACAGAGATTTAGTCATTACTTTATCACCAGAAGCAAAAAGAGGTTATACAAAAAAGTTGGATAGATTTTACAAAGATTTGGGATTTGTGAATAATAAAGGAAGAAAAAAAGATTATAGCCTTGGTGGTTTTTCCGGTCGTATAATGTATAGAAGACCTAAAATAAACGAATCATTCAAACTTGCTCCTAACGTTGACAGTCAATCTGAGATATTAGCTAAATTTATCGCATCGTTCTTTTTGAAATATTTTGAAACGAGAGTGCAAAACTCCAAGACAAAAACTGACCATGCGATTGTAAAATATAATGAGTATTACAAGTTAGCTAAACAATATAGAGATGAAGGAAAGAAATTATTCAAAACTATGAGATGTGAAGAAGATACCAATTGGGGTCAGGCTTCTCTACGAGTATATCCAACGTCTGGTGTAGATGGAAAATTTATAATGCCTGATGTAATTTTGAAAATTACAAATGGATATACAACATCAAATGGTGGATATGTGGTCCATTCAAAATCTCCACAAGATATTTACATTTTGGTCAATAGACACAGTTTTATACATTCATTTAAGAAATCTACAGAAGAATTAACGGATACAATAAAACATGAAATTAGACACGTACAACAATTTAGTGATAATATTGGATTTCCTAAAACTAAAGTATTAAGTAAGACGGCGGATGTTTTGGGATTTAGAAATATTCATGGATATAATGCTAGAGAAAGGCATCATATGCGTGATGTTGAATTTAAGACCAATCTTTACAGTTATAAATTTCACATTGAAAAGTTTTTGAATCGAAGTTTTCCATACAAACAATGGAAGGAAAAATTCAATGATATAGTTACAGGTAAACCAATTTACACAGGCATTGATACTTTGGAAACTATCATTGATAATTTAGAACACATGAAAAATAAAGACTTCCCACGGTGGAAATTATTCACCAAGGAATTATACAAACTAATTTTTCCAAATGGATAAACTAATAAACATACTATTTGAGAGTTTAGAGGATAGAGAGAAAAATATCCAAAAATGGCTCGATAATTTAATAGATAATGCGCCCGGTAAAGATAGGGGTGAGAAACTTCAATATCTGTGGGATAAAGACCCACGGTGGGGTAAAGTTGTTAAGGCTTTGCGTAATTTCAATAGATACAAGCCACCACATCCAGAAGCTTACAAGGCAAAATTTCAAGCCGACCATTACTATGTTCGATTTGGCGACATTCCAAAAAGTGGTAAATCTTCAAATCATGTAACCGGTGGATTTGAAAAAGGAATAAGTGCGTATCCTGTGAAGTGGAATACTAAACGTGGTATGTGGGAATTGGATACAAGTCAGTTAAGTGATATAGGATTGAATACTTTGGATAGTTTGATAGGAGACTTTTTTGATAAAAAAGGAAGACCCATTTATTTGATACAAGGTCAATCGTTGGAAGATTTGGGTATTCATGATGATGAACCACTTTTGGACTTGAATAAAATCAAAGTCATCAAAAAATTGAATCCAGAAGAAATTTGGATTGAACATTATGGAGGCAATGATTGGGGTAACATTGATGAAGTAGTTGGTAAGGTGTTTCTAAGAGAAAATATTGAGTTTGATAAAGGAGACACAGTAATGAGGATACAAACACCAAAGGGTGAGTATCGTGTCAGAGTTTTTAAGTTTGTAAGGGATGGGATTGTCAAATACAACTATGATATCAACTCTCCACCCGACCATTATGCAGACTATCATGGCAAAAAGATTGGTGTAGGTGGAACGGTTCATTTGGGGCCAGCTAGCACAAACGCAGAACAGATATATGCTGCGTTAGCAGAACAGTTGAAAAAACTAGGCCTTCCTTATACTCAGGCCTTGAAATTGAAGGTGGTTGATACCAATACTCCTGAGAATAAGGCGTTCTTGGATAAATTGGGCACTGTAATAGATGATTTCAAGAAAGAAATGCAAAAGCCAGAAAACCAACCGAAACCATTTGGCGCTGGCCCACCAGAATACAGTCAATGGATTCGTGGTGAAGATATTAAGAATGGTAGAGTAAAATGGGTAATAGAGAACTATGGCGACTTCTGGATAGTCATTAAATGGTCGGCGTCTCCAAGAGAAACCATGAAAGCTAGTGAGTTTTTGAAGAATTACGAACAAATTATATCTGGTAAGAAAGCGAAGGGTGACTATGCTATGGAAGTATTTATAAGAAACGAACCATTCAGAGGAATATGATGATTAACTTAAAAAAAATGTTGACTGAAAATAGAGACGTATCGGCACGTAAGGGGTGTTTGATGGCCATGTTATCAGAAGAAGATACGGCCAAAATTCTTAAATTCAGTAAACAATTGATTAACGATGAAGACCTGTATCTTGAAGGTAATGAATATGGTAGAGAAATGGAATCTCATGTTACTATTCGTTATGGATTTTTAAAAGATTTGAATGAACTTGATATACGTCAATTGATTCAAGGACAAAAACCATTCATGATGGAAATTTTTGGGTTGGATAAATTTGCACCACATCCAAGTTATGATGTGGCTGTATTTAAAGTAAACAGTCCTGTATTGAAAAAATTAAACGAATTATCAGGAGCCCATCTGAATGAAAGTGATTATCCTGATTATATTCCACATCTTACTTTGGCTTATGTTAAAAAAGGAAAATTCAATCGTCTTAAAGAAGGGTTGAGATTAAATGTTCCTATTAAGCGGTTGTGTTATTCACCTATTAGTGGTGGTAAATCATATTTTGATTTGACCGAAGGTAATATCCATCACGACATAGATGGTAAAATTGCACGACTTGAACAAGAGTGGGATAGATTGGACTCTACGGGTACAGGCACAGCTAGACAACAACAGATTCAACAGGAATTAGGAATGCTTAGAGCCGAAAAAGAAAAACAACCATTATCCCCAAGCGACCCTAAATCTAAAGAACTTTGGTCAAAAGTAAAAAAATCCACGTCATGATTAAATTAAAGTCATTACTTAAAGAAATAGAATATCCTCTTGCTGGAAAAGAAGACCTTCAATCCTATGGTGGTAATGAAGGTTGGAAAGGAAAGGTTGTGTGGATGACTCCTGATAAAT